CCGCAGGTCTTGTGGGGGGTTTTAAGAAAGCGCAAACCCAGATTGAAAGTAATTTTATCAAGACTTTCAGTAGGGCGGCCAAGGCTGGATTACTGCCAGCCGCGCAGAAGTTAGAGAAGGCTTTTGAAAGGGGCAACCGTATAATTACGGCTACGGGGGAGGTGCTAAGTAAACTTAATCGGGATTTAGCAACTGCTGAACAGAGAACGGATCGTGCCGCATCAGCCCGCATTCAGAAAGAGATCGCGGCAGCAGAGCGCGTCATTCGTATGGAGCAGACTGCTCTTGATAAAGAAATTAGTAAGACTGAAAAATCCGCACAGAAACGCGCTGCGATTCTGAAAGAAGCACAAGCAGAGGCTTCTAAAGATTGGACTGAGAAACTAAGCGATGGTGCAAGTGGTTTTTCCGATAAGGTTGATAGCGCCCTGAATTTCAATGACCTTGATTTTAAGGGAATGGGGCAAAGTCTTCAAAAGGGGATGAAGAAAGGCGGTGGCAGGCTGACTTCCTGGGGTGCCAATGTCATGAAGAATCCTGCTGCCAGTAGCGGGGCGAAGGGGATGGCGAAGGCAGCCATGTCATTGGGCAAGTTGGCGGGGCCTTTAGCCGGAGTAGTCATAGGTCTAACAGCGATGGCTGCGGCAATCTGGGCTGGCTACAACAATGCTAAGGAAATGAACAAGGCGTTCTTAGAAGGTTCAGCCGCCGCAGATATGTTTGCGGGCAGTGCAGGGGATCTAAACAAGAACCTTAATAGTATGCGAAGGCAAGTTCTGAATATTGCTCAGAACTTCCGTATGACTTCTGCTGAAGTGGTCGAAACAATGACCGCTTTCAACAAAGCAGGAATGACATTTAAACAGATGCAGGGTTATCTGGGCGAGACTATGAGCGTTGGACGGGCTTATGGGGCCGTAGCGCGAAATGCCATAGTTGCATCTAAGTCTATGGGTGTGGAGATTTCGGAGATTGCGAGCTTCGCTGAAAAACTCAATAAAGATATGGGTTTTGGCCTCACGCGGGTAAATGATGGCTTTGCTCTGATTTACTCTCAGGCTGGAAAAGCCGGGATGACGGTGCGTGATTTCTACACGGCTGTGTCGGAAGCATCATCGGGGATGGCTCTCTACAATTTCCGTCTGGAGGACACTGTGAATCTCTTGACTAGTATGCAAGGGATTTTAGGAGAGGATGCCGCCAAAGAACAAGTAGGGGGGATGAAGGGGCAATACCGGAATATGAGTACCTTAGATCGGTACAAGACCACGATGTTGACTGGCTTAGGCACTACCCAAAAGATTCAGGCAGCCGATTTGCGAGCACAAGCAAAGGTTCTAGGGGACATCATTGGTAGAGATTTGGCAGGGGCAAGTGGTCCTGCTTCGGCACTTCTTACCAGCAGCGGGAAATTGGACACCGATCTTTTAGCTAAGATGTCTGCGGACCAATACCGGGCAGTGCGCGGGGCTATCTCGCAGAGTGGAGAACAAGGACAAACCATAGCGAGGCAATTGGACAACATGTATGATTTGGCGAAAGGTGCTACGGGTGGCCAATTCGCCGCAGCGCGAGGTATGGGTGCGTTGAGCCAATCGGGGACTCTCGCGATGCAGCTTTCTACCATGGCCACAAAGTTCCCAGAGGGTATCCATAAGATTGAAGGGATGAACCGAGCCATGTTTGAAAACATTACGGGCATCCAAGGTGAGCAGTTCGGTATCTTGACCCGTTTAGACCGAGCTTTGCGGTCTGATTATGAGCGCATGGCGGCATCCGAGGAAGGGCGGGCGAGGTTGGAGAAGGAGGGCGGCGGCACCATGAGTTTCGCTGAATCGGTGGCAGCGGGAGTCTTTAAAGAGAGCAAAGACATCGAGGCGGAGATGTTGGCGGCACAGCCAGAGATGCATCGTGTTGCACAAGCAACAATGATGGAAACGCGCTCCATGGCACAGACCTTAAAGAACAAAATCGCTGGGGTTCTGGAGAGCATTTGGGGTGGTGTTCAGGGTCTTCTCAGCTTCGGGGCGGGGGATAGCCAAGAACGTGCGATTGCAAAAGCTATTTCTACGCTGTCTGAGCAGATAGAGAAGATACGCAGTGATCGTAGGGGGACCGAGAAGGAGCTTACAGGGGTGCGAGCTTCGTTGACTACAGCCAAAGACCCAGCCGAGGTTCAACGTCTTCAAATGCAGGAGAGACGGCTTCAAGCCGTCATTGATATAAGTGAGGGGCACGAGGAAGTAATGAGACGGCAGATTACTCGGACGGCAGCCGGCTTGAACACAGGAGGCCCCATTGAGGAAGGGGCGAGGGCTCTGGAGAATTTTATGGCCGCCGTGGGCACGTCAGATATTGCTGTGGGGACGTCTTGGGCATCCGGGCCCGTGCCTGGCGGGGGCACCCGGTCGTTTACAAAGGGTGAGCAAACAATACAACGCCTTCTGTCGAGTCCTGCGGCTGGGATGAACCCCATAGAGTTTATGGGGGGTAAGAGCGATTACAGCACTGCTGCAATTGAAGAGTTACGCGGGACGGAAAACTTGCTGACGGGAGAGGGCCATGTGGACTTCCTGAGTTTTCTTAAAGACAAGATAAATATAGCCCTTGATGCGGGGGTAGATAGCATATTCGTCGGTAAGCAGGGATCAGGCAGGCAATATGACATCAGTGAAATTAGCCGAGCCCGTGGGGATGACGAGAGCGACGTGCGTTTAGGGGGCACCGGCGACCTTACGAATGTGGGGAAGGCTGACCAAATAGCCGATGTCCTCGCTGCCCGTATTATTCTGGAACAGGCATCATACTATAGCGATTCAAAAATATCCGACGAAGAAATCAACCAAGGTATGAAGGGGATGACCGCAGCCGAAAAAGATACGATGAAGAAGCTGAAGGCGGCGATTAGGGACCAAACAAAGCAGTTATTGGCTAGTCAAGATATACGCGAGTTAGCCGATGCTCTCGGCACTACTAGCGCGGTTGTTCGGGAAAGTATAAGGGATAAGGGCGGTGCCGGGTTTGCGACTCTTCAAACCTTGTATAGTGGGTTGGCCGACGATAAGAAAGCAGGAGTGCTCCCACTCCTGAATCAGGTGGGGGGTAGAGATTTAAGCATGATCGGAGGCGCGATTACTTTCGATCCTATGGACACAGTGGTCATGGCCACTAAGCGGGGGGGCTCTATGCGAGAGGGTGGTGGTGGCGGTGGCATCTTCAACTTCAACTTTACGGGTGTTGACGAGATGAAAGTCTTTGCTATTATTAGAAGGGCTTTGGCCCAAGCAGGTATTCGCGGAGGCGGTAACGCCCGCTAAGGAGATTGAATGGCAGCCCAAAATCCAGTATTTAGAGGAGCCTTTTCGGGGCCTGATGAAGAAGCTACCGGAAGCGGTAAGCGCCCTGTCATCTTCGATATTTTGCTTCCTGATCGTGAAACCAGTGTCCTCCCTGATGGTTATCGTTTGGTTCTTCACACCAATCCTCAATCTTTGAGTTTTAAGTACACCCGGAAGGTGGAAAGAATCCAGACTAAGGGTGGCTACGTGGAACAGCATTGGGGGGACGACACCCAATCATTGAGTCTCAACGGGGCCACGGGCGGCTTCATGCGACTGTATTCTGGGCTCTCTAATGTAACGAGTCCTGAAATGACCGATGGTACGCGCCGGGAAACCTTAGCCTATGATCGTTATCTTGATTTCTTGGCTTTGTTTCATAACAACGGGTCCATCTACGATGCTTTTGGAAACATAGTCGCTCAAGGCATTATCAAAGTCATCTTTGACGGTGGTGTTTACTTAGGTTGGTTCACGAACTTTTCGGTGTCCGAGTCGATGGACAAGCCGTTTCAATTTGCCCTTTCCGCAGATATGGATATCGCGGAAGAATTACAAGTGTGGCGTACTTCTTATTCTGGGGCAGGCGCGAATATAACTTCGTTGGGGGATGCCAGAATGGATCCCGGCAGCGTACCTGATATCTTTGGGGGAGGAGGGTTATGAGTGATAATTTTGTTGCGGATCAATACGACACTCTCCGGGCGGGGCCACGCCTTCTTTACTCTTTTGAAGATCAGGATTCTCTTCCCATAAGCGGGGTCAATGCTTTATTGCGTGACCTTTCCCCTTTTACTTTACGGTTGGTGGTGCCTCAAATCTCTTCTGGGGGAAATGGCACAAGTAACTTTACGCCCGGTTTGTACGGTAGGGCGGGGCAATCTACGCAAACGTCAGCGAACCCTCCTACCGTTACAGATGGTTTAGTAGGAACCAATGCTCATAGTGTTTTGCCTTTCTATCTTACCGAAATAGGGGCAGCGATTGCTAACGGGCAATTTCTATCTGAGATGGCATCTTCAGCCGACAAAGAAGTCGCCACCTTGGCGAGCCCTTTCTCGATGTTGGACTTCAAATACCAAGTTGAAGCTATGTTGGCGTACCCTCCGCTTACTCTTTTAGTGAACCCTGAAGAGTTCAGCATTACCTACAATATGGTTCAAGAGTATGCGGAACGCGGGAGAAATGGATTTATTTTTCAGCGGTGGGGAGAACAACAACCCACCGTGTCCATCAAAGGCACTACCGGTGCTTTTATTGCTGGAGCTTCCTCCACCAACTCTTATCCGCAGATGACCGAAACGAATGTAGCCACAGGTGTGCAGTTTGCTTCAAAACGCAACTCCACTGCGTTTCAATACTTCACCGCTCTTTACCAATTTTACCGCAGTAACGGGATGATCTACGACACGGTAAACAAGACGGAGGCTCATCTGGCTGTAGGGGCGATAGCGATTGATTACGATCAGATGACCTACGTGGGACACATTGAATCTTTTGATTATTCTTATGAAGATTCCACCCCCCACAGGATTCAATGGAGCATGGAATTTATCGTAGACGCCATGTACGATGTTGCACAGCGCCCCATGGTCGTTCTTCCCTTGACAGCACCGCAACCCAACCCTGCTTACCCTGGGCGTAATACAGGCAGTGGGGCGACGGGTGTGGGAGGGGCCAACAACCATGCGGATGCCAAAATAGGCGGCTGGTTGGGTATCTCGGGAACAGGGGGCGGGGTGTCCTACGGCACAAACTCCGCTACCGGGGAACCTGAAGCCCAGGTGGACTTGGAGAGCTTGGCTGAATACCTCTTCTTGGGAACAGATTTACCTACCTGAAATCTATTTCCAGGTGGTTCTCTGCCTATTGAACCGTCATGGGTAGAGTCTGATAGGGAGATTTCCGGTGACCATCAAGGACCGTCCGTATATCGGTAGCTGGGTGATGAACAAGACAGTGGTTCGTCACACCCCTGATTGTGTTGTCTACATTAACGGCCACCCTGAAATAGCGGGGTGTCAGACCTGTAATCAAGTCATTGACATCCAAAAGTACATCACCACCGTTAGTGTGGAACCCAGTGTTGAGCCGGTGGCTACTGCCACCATTGAACTTGCCATCCCCAAAACCGCTTCTGCTGCTTTTGGGTTGGACGCTAACCCTATTCTTAAAGTGGGTTTGGAAGTAGTGATCTTTATGCGGGGATATTTTCCCGTGGAGGCGCTTTGGGAGGACTCCTATCTCAAAGAATTGACCGGCGTTTCCATGACGACGGAAGGGGGATACCCAGGACCGGAGACTAAAGCCAACATGTACCCCTACTATCAAGTGTTTCGGGGAGTGGTGACAGAATTTTCTTTTGAATACAACAGTGGTAAGTATTCAGCTTCAATGTCGTGCGGGGACATTCTTCATCACTGGCAATATCTCTACCTTGCTACCAACGGGAGTATTTGGGGGCCCCGACCCGAAAATTCAATGGTTGCTCCTAATATGATGGGCCATGAACTTACCAACATGTCGCCTTTTTCCATCATGTACACGCTGTGCAGAACCGGTTTTGGTGCGGCTTACAGTGTGAACTGGGCTCATAACCAACAAACCAATACCGCCGCTGTCTCTAAGACTACCGGCGAAGCTATGATGTCTCATATGGCTGAGTATTGGGAAGAACGCTGGCAGCAACCGGCAGGAAGCCTGAGGATGTACGGGATAGATGGCACTCTCTACAATTCCTTTTCCCAAGCCTATCTGGGCCTTTATTCCAAAGATGGGGATTCTCAGTTTGATAGGGTGACACGCCGATTGCGGTCCCGAGATTCAGGGAACGCGACTCGTTTGGAGGGTGGCAATAATATGCAGCAGGCCATGCGTAAGTTGGAATACAACCGTACCGCTGCGATTGGTTCCATTCTCCCCAACACCAAGGGTGACGAGGCCGTTCTGTTAGATGTGATGAAAATGCTTGCCTACTCCACCGATATTAGCGCCATGGCTAATCCAGCGATGTTTGAGACGGAGTACATGTCTAAATTGGAGGTGGCTAACGCAGTAAAAGACATCACTGGTTTTGAGTTTTATCAAGATGTGGATGGGGATTTGGTTTTTAAGCCTCCCTTTTACAATCTGGATACGAGCGCGGATCCCGTTTATGTCATCAAAGATTCAGATATTATCTCTCTGAGTGAGACTTCTCGTGAGCCTGAGGCCACCATGTGCAAGGCTACGGGCAGCGGGATAACCAACATGCGGGGCACCGGGCTGGATGGCGAGTGGGGTAAAAGTGCTACCTACATAGATTTCCGCTTGGTGGCGCAGTACGGATGGCGGGAAAACACCATTGAGTGTAATTATTTTACATCTGTCCGAGCCCTATACGTCACTCTCATCAACCGTTTAGATGTTGTAAATGCGGGCATACACTCCGCTTCGATTTCTATTCCCATTCGGCCTGAGCTTCGGCCTGGGTATCCGGTTTACATCGAAGGAATAGATACTTTTTACTACATCCAAAGCATGAGTCATAGCTTCTCTTTTGGGGGGCAGTGTACGACTACTATTCAAGGGATTGGTCGTCGGCAGAAGTTCTGTGGTCCCGGTGAGGTCAGTTCTAGCACCGCTATGCCTAAACCTAGTCAGATTAAATTGAACAGGCCAGAGCTTCCTCGGATGCCTCTTTTTGCCTACCCGCAAAATGTTGGGGATCTAGCCGGTACTGAAGATGCGATAGATGGAGGCCCTATGAGAATAGTGGGCTTCCCCAATGTTGTCTTGGCTTTGAATGTGAAAGAGAGCAATCTTAGCGCACTTCCTATTTCGGAGTTTCCCACTCTTGAGACCTACCTTTGGGAAGCAAAGAAACATGGGATTCTTTCATACAACAAACAACAAGATGTGTTTTACACCATGGTAAATAATACCGAAACGGGGCCGCCTATCCAATTGTCGGAGATTCGGACGGCGTACACGACGTATCAGGAAGCGATTGCGAAAGGGAAAGAGCCAGCGATGTCCTCTGCATTTGGAATGATCTTGTCCAGGCTAAAGGAGGTCCGAGGGACGGCCATTGAGGATGATGACATACTCCAGAATTGGATGACTCTCCAACAGGATTATCAGAGTCGGTTTTCCCCTGGGGGTAATTTACCGGGAAGGTATGTTTACTACTCTTGCTCTCACCCGGACGTTGCTCAACAAGCACCTCCAGTGATGAGCGCAGAGGATGGTAAAATTGTATTCAGTGATGCTGCGGCACTAGCGGCGGGTGATTACGATGTATTAAAGCTCTACGATAAAGGATCAGAAGGTACTGGTGTCCTCACAGGCCCCCCGGAAAGGGGGATCAAGGTCATGGCTCTAACCTCTACAAGCACCTCTGATCCTTCGACTAATTACCGTGTCGTTCCTACCAGTGATATTCGATACGTGACTTTTGCCGCTCATGAGGCCCCTACGCACCTAACTCTTCTCACTCAAAAAGATGGTGCATCATTTGGTCACAACTTCATTGTAATTCAAAGCAATATAAAGACGTATGTAAGGGCAGAACTTGTGGGGTACCCACAACAGTTTGCGCCCGATGAGGCGTTGGAGACCCGGTTTAGCACCGCATATATAAAACTATCCGAGATGTTGCAGCAACTCACCACGGGACTCGATGTTTTTGGCTGGAAGCCAAGCAGGGATTCTAAAATTAGTAAGATGATGAAAATGTGGGATGGGGTTCCCGAGAATACCCCGATGATGTGGGCATCCATCCGCGTATCTAAGCGCGGCAAAGTGACCATATCCGAGCCCCGGTTCTTTCCGGGTGGGTACGAAATAACCAATGCCTACAGACCTCAATACGGTGAAAATGACGATGCTATTTTGCTCAAACTTAGTACAACGGCGGCTGATAATTTCGCTAAGGTTCTTGCGGCAATACTCGACGTTACCGTCACCAAATTGGCTAAGGCAAAGGATAGCGGCGAGTATGCCGACGAAGAGATAGCGAATCTCTCTGCCGCATTGTTTAAAACCAGAAACGCATTTCTAGCTTCTCTTATTAATTTTGGACATTCCTCCAATAGTGCTGATCAGCTAGCGAGAGCGGTTCCTGGGGGCGCTACGGTGGTTAGGGCACCAGTTACGAATATGGGTAAAAGCCGTATAATCGCCCCTGTGTTCCCTGTTTCTGATTCTCGGGGCTATGAAGTGGTGGGGAGCCTCCCTTATGGGAGGGGGTTGGACGTAGAGAAATACACTGCGATAGTGAGAGCGGGACGGAACACTGAAAACTATGAAATGCTCGCGGGGCAGAGTGTCAACATTGCCTCCTTTGAGACCATTGATGACTTTCTGGTGCCCTTACCCCTCACTTGATGGCGCATCGCGCCATCACTTATTTTGCCGCTTCCGTTAGCCATGCCTACCTCCCTGTCTGCCT